ATTTTCCTATTCCGACCATAGAACATGGAAAACATGAAGGCTGTATTGGTATTGAAGGCATGATTCTGTGCGAAATGCCCGAAAAAAGGGCGCTTGCCCGTGAAGCATATTTTAAAGGCAAGACGGAAGATCAGTCCGATTATGTTAGAACTCAGCTCGGAAAAGTTGGACGGCAAGGTGGAATTCCGATCGATCAAGAAATTGATCGGTCATTTAGTCGCGGTTCTGGTAGAATCGCGGAAGACGAGTAATTTTTCAAAGGAGACTGTTTAAATGGCTAATGCGGACACCCCTCGGGGCTTTTGGCCGATTAAACATCTAATGGGCGGTACTATTCGTGGTAACAAAACTCGAATCGCTAGTACTCTTGCCAATAACATCTATAAAGGTGATATGGTGAAGTTAGTTGCTGGCGGTGGAGTTGAACTTGTTGCAGCGGGCGATCGTGTATTGGGTATGTTTAACGGTGTCCAGTTTACTGCTTCGGATGGCAGTTTTATCTTTTCTAAGCGATGGGATACTGGACGAACAGCGACAGACATCGTTGCTGAGGTATATGATGATCCTAATATTGTTTTTGGTGTTCAATCTGCGGGCAGTACCGTAGAAGCAGACATTGGGAATTTAGGTGATCTTGTTGCCACAGCCGGGGATGCAACCACTAAATCATCTCGTCAGGAATTAAACGGATCCACAGCAGCTACAGTGGCTACTTTCCGTATTCTTGATAAGGTTGATCAACCCAATAATGCTTGGGGCACCAATGTTAATCTTCAAGTTGTTGCTTCTGAGCATCAATATCACGTTACGGATACGTCGGGCGCTCCGACTACTCCGGGCATTTAAAAGGAGCACTGAATTATGGCTATGTCACGTGCATCATTTGCTGCACAACTCGAGCCGGGTCTCAATGCTCTTTTTGGCCTTGAGTACAAGCAGTATAGAGACCAGTGGCGACCCGTATTTGAATATAATACTTCTGTCAAAGCGTTTGAAGAAGACGTGTTGCTAGAAGGATTTGGCGAAGCCCCGGTTAAAACCGAAGGCACCGCTATTTCATACGATACGGCGGCTGAGCAATATACTTCTCGTTATAATCACGACACCATTGGTTTAGCTTTTGCTATCACAGAAGAAGCGGAAGAAGATGGTCAGTATGGTTCTTTAGCGAGGCGATACACTAAAGCTTTGGCTCGCTCCATGGTTCATACCAAGGAGATCACGGCAGCTAATATTCTCAATAATGGATTTGATAACGGCTATACCGGCGGAGACGGTAAAGAAATGTTAGCTACTGATCACCCCACAAATTATGGGAATCAGTCAAATGAATTGAGTACGGCTGCTGATTTTAACGAAACTTCACTAGAATCACTTCTAGTTAATATTTCTAATGCTAAAGATGATCGAGGTATTCCAGCCGCACTTACGGCACAGAGGCTTGTGATTCCAACAGCATTGGTATTTGACGCAGAACGTGTGCTTAAATCTACACTCCGTGTGGATACCGCCAACAATGATTTGAACGCTGTTAACTCAATAGGGTATTTACCCGAAGGTGTTCATGTCATGCAGCGTCTTACTGATACAGATGCTTGGTTCCTTCGTACAGACTGTCCTGATGGCTTAAAAATGTTTCAGCGACGTCCGTTAAGAAAGGGTATGGAAGGTGATTTTGAAACGGGCAATGTCCGTTACAAGGTGTCAGAACGGTACAGTTTCGGCTGGACTGACTGGCGCGGAATCTACGGGTCTCCCGGCGCGTAGTCCTCCCCTTTAATTGCGTCGGTTTGGTCCCCCGGTGTTCCCTGCACCGGGGGATCCTTTTTATTGCAATTCAATAATAGGTTTGGTATTAGTAGCTAGTTCGGTTACTTAGTTTTTAACTGTTGGCTTCAGCCACAATGAACGAAAGGGTTTTAAAATGCCAATTTCAAATTTTCCTTCAGGCTTCTCTGGTGGTGTTTCCATTAGAGGATTGCCTCTTATAAATTCTTACGGCGGAAAAGTTTTTTGGGTGGATTCAGGCGGAGGATCTAATGCCTACGCCGGTACTCATGTTCAGCCATATGCAACTATAGAAAAAGCTACTTCAGCGTGTACTGATAACAATGGCGACATTGTTATGGTTAAGGCCGGACATTCAGAGACTTTTTCTGCTGCCGCTAGTTCTTCTGTGGGTTGGGAAGCAGATAAGAAAGGTGTAACTTATGTCGGCCTTGGCACTGGTAATGATCGCCCAACCTTTATTTTGGATACAGCAGTTACCACAGATATTAATGTATCTGGTACTGGTTCTTCTATTCACAATATGATTTTCGAAGCAGCTTACGCTGACATTGAAAAAATGATTCATTTGACTACTGATTATGTCACGATAGATAATTGTTCTTTCCGGGAACAAACGTCTGGCGAAAACTGGGTACTGCTTATTGATGCGGATGGCACCACAAACGAAGAGTGCTCATATCTTCATTTCACCAACAATGTTGTAATTGGAGCGGATACGGCAAACACGGACATGATTCAATTTGCCGCCGATACTACCGGAGTTGTTGTTGCTGACAACTATATTGAGCTTGGCGTAGGCACCGGCAATATTATTGATGTTTTGACCGGTAAAGACGCTAGGTCAATTCAAATTCTCCGTAACAATGTTTATCGTCTACAAACCTCTGGTTCGTTAATGTTTGATGCGGACACAGGAGCAGCAAACACTGGTGTCATGGCCTATAATACTTTTGGTCATGCGGATACAGCTGGTGAGGTTTGGACTACAACTACTACTCGAATCATGCCGTTTGAAAACTACGGCTCTGCTGCTGTTGATAAGTCGGGTTACATACTCCCGTCTGTTGACTCATAATAAGGAGATTTATGAAAGGGGCAACTGCCCCTTTCATTTTATGATATGAACTTTTAACAAGAGGATATAAAGATGTCTAAGATTAAACACATCACTCTTGCTCCTTCTGCCCTAGATCGTAACGGTATTTCTACAACTGAAACTCTAGCTTCAGCTCGTCTTGATTATCTTATTAATGGCGCGTTAGCTACTGGGTATGATAGAAATGGAATAGCAACTTCTCAGGCACCTACAAGTGCTGCCGCTATGACATTAGATGGAGCTACGATGGGAACACCTAATTTACGGACTCGTAAAGGAGTATATATTCTTATCTATGCTGCTGGGAATGACACGGGCAGAACATTCACGGTTGTTGGTGAAGATGGTATTGGCAATGTTATACGGGAAGAAATTACAGGACCGGGCGTAGGTTTAATTGTTCTTGGATCCACACGATTTTGGAAAGTAACATCTGTCACACCAGATGCGGCAACTGCTGGAAATATTGAAATTGGCCATAATGGATACGTAGATTTAAGTGGGGCAGGGGCTGCTCAACATGTAGCTATATATTCTGCCGGTGACGATAGTGCTAAAACAATAACTGTTACCGGAGAAAATAGGTACGGAGACAGCTTGACTGAATCTATTACTGGGGCTAACGCAGGAACCAGCAGTAGTCAAGCATTAAATTTTGGTCGAGTAGATAGACTTACAGCTAGTGCTGGCACAGCTGGGGCTACTGAAGCCGGAGTAGATGGTAAATGTGAAGCTCAGTGGTTTGTGCTAAATTATAGAGGAGGAGATTTTAATGTGGGCCTTGGTGTTGATGTTGTAAGTGGTACTTTAACGTACGCAATTCAACACACATTCCAAAATGTTTTAGCTTCAGATTACACTGAAGGGGACGAAACAGTGTTTACACATGACACTTTAACTGGCCAAACAACGGACGCAGATGGTAACTACACAAATCCACCAGCAGCTATTCGACTAGCTTTTACAGCATATACTTCTGGTAGTGCTATTCTACATATCGTGCAAGGAGGATCATAATGGTTGGCGGACGAGGACTGTCTAGACAGGAGCTAGTAACTGACCTTACGGAAGTAACCGTTACGGCGTCAGACAGCATCCGAATCAGTGACGCTGATGATAGTGGAACAACCAGACGAGATACGGTTCAGGGCATCCTTGATCTTGCGGGTTCAATGGACGATGTCGTTGATGATACGACTCCACAACTCGGTGGCGATCTCGACTGCAACGGTGCACAGGTGCAATGGTCAAAAGGTGCTGACGTAGCCTCCGATTCAGCTTTGCCGGTGCTTACAGACGGTAATTATTTTGACGTAACCGGGACTACTGGAATCACCTCCATTAATACTACAGGAGGTCCAGGCACCCTAATCAAGTTACACTTTGATGGTGTCGTAACGCTAACACATCACGCAACAGATCTAGTCCTCGCTGGTGCCGCGAACTTCACTACAGCTGCTGGAGATGAATTAGAGTTCATCGAATATGCAACTGGTGATTACCGAATGACAGGATGGAGCCTCGCGGGAACAGCCCCCGGTGGTGGTGGTGGAGGAGCCTTCTTAGGTGAAGGTGCTGCTGGTGCCTCAGTTGGTGATTCTGGAGATATTATCAGAGTCAATCAGAATCAGTTAGATACTAACCAGACCTTTGCCAGTGGAGACAACGGCAGCGC